GAGGCGAGCAAGCTACGTCGAAGGAGATACGACTCCACCTTGCCTCGTCGCTTTTTGGTCTTAGGTGAGATAACCATGGTGTCTCTATGATTAGTTTCTGTAGGAAGATAGACATGTTGTCTGCACGTTCTTTAGACGCAGAGATAATCATGATCTTTCTTTCACTGTCGTTAAATAATGTCCACAACACGAAGGCTCCAGTGATCCAACTTTTTCCGACTCCTCGGAAGGCTTGGATCTGTAGACGTTTTGGACCGTGTTGTAAATAGTCAGCTATTGCGAATTGTGCTCTTGTTGGTGGTGGTAGTTCAAGCTGTTCCCATAAAGCGGTCAGAAACAGCTTGAAATCACCCTGTAGAGCCTCTAAAGGGTTGGTCATGTATGTTTTATCGTTTAGGCTTTTTTCGGCTCTCTCATGAGCTTATTCATATTTTGATTGAATCTATAATTCTCGTAAAACTCGCTATCGTTCTTTCCATTGGTAAGGTTATAGTCGTCGATCATTTCTCTATTGACTTTTAAACTTGTTCCATGTCTAGAATTCTGTCGGTCACTTTTCCCATTACTCCAACCATTTGCTTTTCTATATTTTTTACCAGCTTCAGCTATTTCACCTTGGCTTTTTAAATCTTCTCCATTTGCTCCACGTAGAATTGCATCACCTATCTGTTTACCTTGCATACCTATCAGTAACGGTGCAATGTTCTTACCAACTCCATTAGCTAAGCCACTACCATTACTTTTAATCATTTTTGCTAAAGTGGCAAATAGTGCTTGACCTTTTAAATCATTTCCAATTCCTTTGAAGAATTTAGCTGTATCTTCTTTATTGGCTCCTGTTGATAGCATACTTGAGGCAGCTTCAGCAGATTGAGGATTGAAGAATGATCTTCTTAGAAATTCTGCAGCAGGTAAATTAGCGAAATATTGTGCATTAGCTCCAGCACCTTTACCAATACCAAGAATTCTTCTAAGGTCTGCATTTCTCTTACCTTCGATACTTATAGTTCCAGCTCCTCCTTTACCTATTGGCCATCTCTTGTCAGTTGGTATCGGTACTGGTACATCCTTAGTTAACTTATGGAATTCTTTAGGGTTTTCTTTTATCCATCTAGCTATATACTTCGCTGGTAAAGCGTTAAAAGCAGGATCGGCTTTTTTTAATCCTTCAATAGTCGAGGTAATTGTACTAGCTGCTATTCTTTTTCTTGCTAGTGCCTCTTTAGTTAGTTGCTGAATAAGTTGTCTTTCAGATAGTTTTGAGTAGTCAAACTTCGGTCTAACTCTAACTTGATCATGTATTTTACTGTGTACTGTTCCTTTGGTTTGATCGCCCCAAGCTGGAATAATTTGTTTTGCATTATCGTTAACAACTATTCCTTTCTTACCTAATTTTTTAATAACTCTAAAATAAAGCTCAGGTGATCTACCTGCAAATGCTCTGATTAATTCTTGTTGGTCAAATAAGTGATGACCTTGAGCACCTAGTAAAGCATTTGCCGCTTTCATTGAGGCGTTGAATGCTTTTGTGTCCTCTGGATTATTTAGTATTTTTAAATCTGCTCTTCTTTTTAGATTTAATACTTTTTCTAAAAGTGCTGACATTAAAAAAGCCCTCTTGCGAGGGCGGTATAGTTAATACGACTTCTTATTGGCTATACGTTTAGCTCGTTCTTCGAAGTACGCTTCTTTTGCCTCTCTCATTTCTGAGTATTCTTTGGCATCGGCTTCATCCTTTTCGGATTCATAGGTAGCCGTTCCTGTAAACTCTGCCATTAGTTAATGTGGTTTAAAATAAGTTGCTCTCTGGAATGGTTACGTCCAAATGTCTGACGCATCCATCTGAGCCAATGACTGCTACCTTTCCCTTGATTACACGATCTACAGGCGGGGACCAAATTGCTTGTAAGATCCTCTCCACCATTCGTTCTAGGTTTGACGTGATCGAGTGTAAGTTCTGTAATTTCATAATTGTTTCCGCAATAAACACATGTACAATTGAAGTGCTCTTTAATAGCTCTTCTCCAAAGCCGTTTAGCATCAGGACTTGTCATGGTTATTAGGTTTTGTAAATAGTGTTGTGGGCTAGGTAGTAGTGGGGTCATTTACGAATCTTTAATCTGCTTTTACGGTTAATAGATGGAGACTGAAGTCTTCCTTTGGTAGTACTCCCTTTGTAGTGAGCTGCATCTTTGCCATCACCATTACCGTAAGTACCTAG